CGCATAAAACATTTTATTTACACCATGCCAGAATATTGGTATGCTTTTGGAATAATTGTTTTCTTTAGTGTTGTTTTTATATTAACTGATTACATTTAATATGGAGGTAAGTTATGAGTATTGATGATGTAACACCAGAAGAATGGAATAAGATTAGATCTAGTACTATAACCGGAAAGCTTTATCATCCTCAAGATAAACATAATGCTGTTACAAAACCACAGCACTACAACAAAGGCGGTATAGAAGCAATTGATTATATCAAGCAACAGCTTGGCCCCGGCTTCAATGACTACTGTGCTGGAAATGTTATGAAATATTTACATAGATTTAAATACAAAAATGGTGTAGAAGATCTTAGGAAGGCTCGTGTTTATCTTGATTGGTTAATACAGGAAAGCTCAAAATGAAATTTGATGACTATCAAAAAGCTGCCGCTGAAACGGCACAATACAAAGACATGTTTTATCCTATTGCATCTTTGATGGTTGAGTCAGCAGAACTATCTGATTTATTTATTAAGCCTATGTTAAGGGGCGACGATAAAAATGTCAATAGAGATGATGTGATATCAGAAGCCGGTGATGTCCTTTGGAATCTTTCTATGTTATTAAAAGATCAGGGAGTTGACTTGTCTACTGTTGCGGAGTATAATCTCTCTAAACTCCGCAGTCGTGCTGAACGTGGAGTGATAAAAGGTTCTGGAGGTAATCGTTGAAAGTTATACAAGGTAATTTTAAACAAGATAAAAAGAAATCTCTTAACGATAAAGTTACTGAAGGTCTTAAAAAATTACAAGACTCTTCAAACGAAGAAGAGTTAAGATATCCTTTTATCTTAATAGTTGATACTGGAGAAGACTTAAGAGTAGTATCTGATATTGATATGGAAAAGTTTAATCTTCTATTAGATCTTGTAAAGATGACTATACTTACAGGAGACTATGAGTAATGGATGAGGTTTTTAATGTTGAAGATCATCTTTGTCGTGCATTTGTTATGGGGCTAGGTACTGGCTTACCATCTTCAGACGCCATGAGAAATATGATTAGTTGGATTAATCTAATGTCAGAAAAGGAGGCAAAAGCATTGACTGAAGATTATGTTATTAGTTGTATTCCGCGTTACATCACTTTCTTGTTTAACAAATCTTAAGGAGATTTTATTATGGCACTTGTTGAAGGCGTTGCTTATTGGGCTTCTGTTACTACACCTAATACAACTTATACCCCTGTGTATACAGTTAATCTTGTAGTAGATGATGAGGTTGCAAATGATTTTAGATCTCGCGGCTTTACGGTTAAAGACATGGAAGAAGGCCCAGCCCTTTTAATTAAACGTAAAGTTAATGGCCCCAATGGTATGATTCGTTCTGCCCCAAAACTTTTAGACCGCAACAAACAGCCATTAAATGTTGCTGTTGGTAATGGTTCAAAGGTTCGTGTTCAATACAAAGAGTGGGAAACTACTTGGAATGGTACTTCATATAAAGGTCTAGACTTTCAGGCCATGCAAGTATTAGATCTTATTGAATATGCAAATCCAGATGGAGCAGAGTTTGATATTGTTTCTGATGACAACGATGGAGATGAATTATAATGAATTATAGATACACGCACGAAGATAAAACCTATGATGTTGAGAAGTTGTCTGGCGAAGGTCAGGCAACATTCAATCTTCTTGTTACTGTCCAACAAAGAATGGACGCACTGCAAGCAGACTTAACAATCTTACAGGCTTCTTCAGTTGCTCTGCATTCCAAGATGCAAGAGTTCCTTGAAGATGAAGCTTTGGTTGAGGACAATGAAACGGAGGAATAAACATGGGCGACTTTGTGGCCTATCAAAAACCTTGTCCAAATTGCGGAGGCAGCGATCCTGTCTCCGTAAATCAAAACGGTTCTGCAAAATGTTTTAGTTGCGGGACTTTTTTTAAAGACTATGAATCTGCAATGGGAGGCAACGTGGCAGACTTTAATAGCTTCAAAAGATCTAACGACAACAATTCATTTAAGGATACACAAAGTGTGTTTTATCATGCACTAACAGACAGAGGGATATCCCTTGAAACTGCAAAAAAATATGGCGTCCGGTCAGTCAAGGATGAAGCCGGTAAAATTATTGAACATCATTATCCAGCGTACATAAACAATGAAGAAGTCGCTACTAAAATTCGCAGAGAAAATAAAGTATTTACTTGGTCAGGTTCGTCCAAAGGAACTGGTCTTTTTGGTCAGCAAGTGGCGCAGACGGGCGGCAAATACATTACGATCACTGAAGGTGAATGTGATGCTATGGCGGCATACGAACTTCTGGGGAGTAAATGGCCGGTTGTATCTGTTAAGAATGGAGCGCAAGGCGCACTCAAAGATGTCCAAGAAAATCTTGAGTTCCTTGAATCGTTTGATACGGTGGTCATTTCATTCGACAACGACAAGCCCGGAAAAGAAGCCGCAAAGAAAGTGGCGCGTATCCTCAAGCCCGGAAAAGCTAAGATCCTCAATCTCCCACCTGAGTTCAAAGATCCTAATGAGATGCTCAAGCTGGGCCACCACAAAGCTTATGTTACTGCGTGGTGGGGTTCAAAACTTTATACGCCGTCTGGGATTCTAAACGTCAGTGAAGAGCGCGATAACTACAAGAAGCGCGAGAAGAAAGAATCAGTACCTTATCCTTGGCACGGCCTCAATGATAAGCTTGAAGGCCTAAGACAAAAAGAATTAATAACTTTGACGGGAGGCACAGGCCTTGGTAAGTCTAGTGTGACGCGAGAGCTTCAGCACTGGTTGATTACTAATACTAATGATCGTGTTGGTGTTATCGCTCTTGAAGAAGATTGGAGGCGTACAGTAGATGGTATACTTTCTATTGAAGCCAATGATCGTCTACACATTGATAGCGTTAGAGCCAAGTATACCGAAGAAGAAATAGATAATTTTTTTAATGTTCTTTATGGAGGACACAACGAGAATCGTGTTTATATTCATGCACACCTTGGAATGAATGATGTCGATAGTATCTTTTCTAAATTACGTTTCATGGCTATAGGCCTTGAATGCAAGTGGATAGTATTTGATCACCTTCATATGCTATTGTCGATGACAACAGATGGTGATGAGCGCCGAAACATAGATTCTATTATGCACAATTTTAGAACGCTGGTTGAAGAAACTGGAGTTGGCTTGATTCTTGTTTCACACTTGCGTAGGATTGATGGTAATCGTGGGCATGAGAATGGCATTGAAGTAAACCTTAGTCACATGAGAGGTTCTCAAAGCATCGCACAGTTGTCTGATTGTGTAATTTCTCTTGAGCGTAATCAACAATCTGAGGATCCAATTGAGGCCAGCACAACAAGAGTTAGAGTTCTTAAGTCTCGTTATACTGGCGACACAGGAATTGCTACGCATCTCTTCTATGATAAAGATACTGGCAGGCTCAGTGAAATATCAATGGAAGCAGAAGAACAAGATGAGCTTGAATTATGAAGAGCATAGTATTTGACATTGAGGCTGATAGCCTTGAGCCTACAAAGATCTGGTGTATTGCTGCTGTCGATCCCGACTCAGGCGAGACAAAGACCTTTGGGCCTACTGAGATTGTTCAGGGGCTGGCTCATCTATCTACAGCCGACAAGCTGATAGGCCATAACATTATTGGTTATGATCTCCCAGCCATAAAAAAAATACACAACATAGATCTTGCAGATGGTAGAGCCATTGTAGATACATTAGTTCTTTCTCGACTGTTCAATCCTACTCGTGAGGGAGGCCATAGCCTTGAGTCTTGGGGCTATCGTATTGGCCTTCAGAAGATAGACCACACAGAGTTTGGTGAGTATAGTCCTGAGATGCTTAACTACTGTCGCAATGATGCCGTACTCAATGCAAAGATGTTTAATAATCTTAAGCTTGAGTCTCGTGGTTTTAGTCGGCAGTCAGTTACTCTTGAGCATGAGACACTAAAAATTATTGCTGATCAACGCGAGCATGGATTTCTTCTGGACGTTAAAGCCGCAAGCCTTCTGGTTGCTGAACTGACTGACCGCCTAAAAGAAGTTGA